GGGAAGCAGAGAGCTGAGCCCATAGAGGCGTACTTGGCTAGGCGAATAACGCCATGGCCAGGTACATCAGCCTTACGGGACCGTGTTGCATCAACCGCCTGGAGCAATTCCGGGAAGTCGGACAACATAGTCCTTACATGCTGATTCGAGACACGATCGGATGCTTCGCTCAAATCGAGCGTAGCGAGGTCCCCGCTGAGGGATCCCTCTTGAGCCATAGACCTATTAGGGTCTTGGTCCTCAAAACCGATCATGCGGGAGAGGAGACTATCCTCTTTTACCGCATCAAGGATCGACCTAAGAATCGCCTGCTGTGCAAATTGCATCGCAGCCGGCTCTATGGCGATGATCCGGGGTGACTTGAGCGTCTTAGGAACGGTGATTACCCTAACGGGAATCTCCATCCCAGGCTCGAGGAGAGTAGTATCCCTTCCCAATTCGTCATAGTAACGACGATTTGGTATTAGATACTCTTCAGCGGGCATCACTCGCTGAAGTCGGGTAGTCCAGGATCGCATACTAAACTTAGCATTACTGCTGAGTCGGTCTGCGACAGCGCCTGGACCATGCTTTGGCCATAGTCTCGCGAAATGGACATCTCTGTCCACCTTTGCAAAGACATCGGCAAAAAGCATGTCCGACACTCGCTTGAAATCCTCCAGATAAAGAGGATCAAGACGGGCATCAGATTCCCGGACTTCCTGCTCACATTGAACAAATTCTGACATCGCTCGCCTCTCGCGACGCGGATTTACAACCCGCGTAGATGACGACTTTGATAGGCCGTCATCCGGGAGGGCGATCTTACTAAACATCAGCGTAAGCTGACGCAAAGCAAAGATTGCTTCGATGTCAGGTTCGTCCAAAAGCGCACCACTACTAGAGTCGAACACACGTCCAAGGAAACCCGACAGAAATGCCGGGAGACCAGTAAGACGCTTCCTCCCAAAGGAGGGAGCATCCGAAGGGACGACGAGACCTTGGTCAAGCCACTTTTGGGTAGCTTTTCCGAAGTCCGCCAGGGTAATCGCTAAAAACGACAACCCCTCGTGTTCTACTCGACGCAGGACAGTGTTTATGTCCTGCGTGGCGCTGGTGCAGCATCTCACTGCCATTTCATGAGCAGTGATGGACCAGAGTGACGTCAGGCTTTTCATGTTCCCTCCTTATCAGAGGTGGACAATCCCTAGCTCTGTCGTCAACCGTGTGTGTTTTACTCCGAAGCCTCTCTACGCCACTCCTTGAGGATTTCGTCCTCTAGGTGGAGATTGACGATGAGAGACCTATCGGTCTCGGTGACCTTAAGCCCGGATTGGTTTATCCAGGCAGGGGCCAACAAGGCCGAGGCATCGCGAGGTATGAAGGCAAATGCCAACGCTCTCGCTTTCTCAACCGAGAGCGGGGGCAAGGGCTTAACGTCATTACGACGCAAGCCCGCCTTCCCCTTAGCGGTGTTTTGGGTACTCAACGTCTTACTCCTTGTGGGTAGAGAAACAACGAATGACACACAGCTCGACTAACGGCTCGAGGCTGCATGCTGCTCAAAGGTCTCCTGAAGGTCAATTAAGGCCAACACGAAACCCCATAGAGCGTCCTGCACCTCATCGGACCGGATATTTCCGATCCTTACTCGCACAATGAACGTGCCACCAGATTTACTCTGGGAGCCCGTCCACGCGCAAGAAACGCCGTTAGCGTTTACGCCGTCAAAAGATACCATTACAATGGTACCCAATGACAGCAGCGCCAACCTCATAGATTAGATCGACGAGGAACACCATTACGAACAAGGACCTTTTGTCCAGGTTCGTCCGGTGATCTCTATCGGTCTTTCTCCTTCCCGGGGAAGAACCCCGTGTGGGACGTGGACTGAATCGGGACCTCCTTTCGGGAGGATCCGTCATTTCGTTCACGAGAGGCGTCCAGATAAACCGTCACTCTACGGCACGAGCCCGCTAGGACTCGCCACCGAGGAGCTTGACGATCATCTGGTCGGAAGTGGCCGTGAAGAGGGTTTTAAAGCCCGCATACACAGCTTGTGCCTCGGCACCCGTATATCCAGCCGGCGGAAGGTCAAAGACGATGTAATTACTCATCGAAACCTTGACATTCTCCGACGGTCGGAACGGGTCCGGGGTCACCTTATTGGCGTCGATCCGAAGGACTCGTCTGGTCCGCTTGCCATAGTTATGGCTAGCGGTCAGCTGATAGAGCCCGTCACCACTTGTGTACTCGCTTTCGTCATCCCCCACACTGGTACGTGGGAGTGCGATTGTCGAGCCACCGATAGTGACTGACAACGGGTCGGTAAACGACATGAGCATCACTCCTAGGGACCCGGTTAGATCCCCATTGGCGTTTTAACGCGAGCAGCACATCACTCAGTGCGTACGG